TTTATCTTTTGCAGCGTCTATTGATTGTTTGAGAAATACTCCAACCGCCGCAGTCAATGCTCCAAAACCTATTGCAGTCCACTTAGCAACGGATTTCATACCTGCTTTTATTGCATTAGTGAATTTTTTAACTGACCTGCTGGCTTCTTTCAACTTCTTTTTAGTTGTACCTAATTTCTCATTGACTTTATTCAGTGGACTTGTAAATTTATCTCTTAAACTAAGAATTACACCAACTGTTTTAGACATAAAATACCCTCCTTTCGCTTGACATTTCTTTAGAAATACTGTATAATATTCTTAATAATAAAACCCTGAGTGATGAGCCTGAACGTGGTAAGTCACTCCTCTTTTTTTATTTGGTATTTTTTTATCCTATGTTTTTACTCAGTCTTTCAATCTCCAAATCCATTGAGGCTATCATAAATAACTTTTCTTCATAAGATAGATTCAACAGATAATCAAACTTAAAACCTCTTAGAATATAAAAAGAGAGAAATGCCATATCGACATCTCCCAATATTAGTTTTTTATATCATCTATATCCTCATTTTCAGCTAATCCATATAAACCTAATATAAATGTAGCAAGTTTATTGATTTCTCCTAAGTTTTCATCAAATACAGGTGTTACAACATCATAAGGCTCTGCAACCTCATACGCCTCTTGTAATTCCTTTTTTTGTAGTAAAGGACAATGTTTATAGATTAATTTACAATTGGCTCTATATGCTCCATCTGTAGATTTATCATCAGCATTATCCATTACTTTTAAAACATCTCTAGCTTTAAGTTTTACAACTTCTATTGTTCCACCTAAAACTTCTGAATTAAAATATGCAATTCTCATTTTATCATTGTTTGATTGTTCTTTTCTAGCAAGTAACATTTCTAAAGTTATATTTTTAGCCATTTTCTATATCCTCCTTAAATTAAATCAATAAATCTATAACCTGAAAAAGCAAATGGTACTTCTTCTTCTCTTAACGATTTATTTTCAAATTTTATAGCCATTAGTTCGTTTATTGTTACTCCAGTGATTTCCACTCTTTCAGCACCATCAGCACTAGGGTCTTCTAATTTAGCAACAATAGTGAAATCAGGCATATTACCACTTTTTATAGCGTCACCAATTAATTTAGCAATAGCACTATCTATTTTATGTAGTGTCATCGTACCCTCTCCAGCATAACCCATATATCTTTTGTGCTTTCCTAAATCTCCCATTATATCAACGTCTTCATAATCTAAAGCAACTTTAGCTTCAAACGATTTAACTGAGCCAACTTCTTCTCCATTAAACCATATCGCACCAAAACTACCTCTGATTATTTTATTTTTATCCATCTTATTAAACATCATTTACCTCCTTAAAACATATTGATAGTAAATTTAAAGTCTTCAACAGCATTTAATATTTTGATATTTGCTTTCATAAATACCTTTTTCTTAAATGTTAGCTTTTTGATTTTCTCATCATCATAGTCTTCAACTTCTTTTTTACCCACACCAAGCCAAGCCAATCTTTGTGCCTCAACGTCTACTTGTGAATAGTTGTCATACTCTTTATCCAATATGTCCTCTCTTTCAAGTTCTTTAAAGTAAGCATTTATTGCTGTAAAGAATAATACTTGATTATCATATTTGTTTTTGTATTTTCCAATCCATTTTTTGAATGTTGAGTATATGTCATCTCTCATTAAGTCCATACTTTCAACTATAATGATATCTTTCATATCCTCTGTTTCGTCTTGTGTTATTTCTTCTAAAGACGTACAACCTCTAGCGACTCTTATGTCACCCTCATCTTTATATAAGCAAAATCCACCTTTATCTATTGTTTCATTTATCTTATTAAAGATACTAACTTCTTTTAAATTTCCACAAAGAAATGATGTTGCTGAACGTGTCATCGGTAATCCTGCTAACATTCCTAAAATTGTTGGTACATATTGCCAACCATCAACTTCTCCTCTAGCGTCAACAAATGTTACCTTGTCATTCATTAGATTTACTATTCCTTTGTTGTCAGGTTTTGTAGCCTTAAATACCACAGCTTTATAAGTTTTACCAGCTTTTCTCACTGATTTAATCCAACTTACCAATGTAGCTGTATCTCCACTTGCTCCATCATAAGCAAGTCCAATCCAATTTATTCTCTCTTGTTCCACTAACTTTAAAGTGTCTGCTAATGTTCCAGCACCTTTATTAAAAACAAACACTTTATTAGGTGTATATTCAAAAGTATCTTTTACAAGTGGTAATACTTCGGCTGTATAATCATCGTCTTTAACATCAATAATTGATTTATACTCTTTTACAGTCCAATTCTTACCAACTTCATTTACTATAAGTCCAACTATACCTAATTGACTTCTCTTAACAGCTGTTACCGCTAATTGTTTAAAAATTATTTCAATGCTAGGTAATCCCATATCTTATAACCTCCTATTTATTCAACCTTACTTTTTATCAATGTGATATTCCAATTCTTCCATCATATATTTATCAACATCATTTTCTATTTTTTCCATTGTTAAGCTATCAAAACTAGCAATTAATACTCCGTCATCTGTTTCATCAAAATCAATGTCATCGACAGGTATAATAAAATCATCTGTGACTTTTAATGAGCCTAAAAAAGCGTCCTCTATCTTTTCACTTATTTTCAAACGTTCTAATCTACCTTTACCTATAACACTATTAAAAAAGTAGATTCTAATTGTAAAGTGACGCTCCTTATAAGTGGTCATAAAAGCACTTGTTTTTAATCCATCCAACTCAGTTCTAAAACTAGGTCTATTGAATTTTTCAGATAAATCTTTACTATCAATTTCAATCTCAGGACAAGCATTATTTAGTGTAGAGTTGACAGCTTTCAAAATATCACTCAGTTTAATCACTAAAAACCTCCATTTTTAATAACTTCATCTACAAATTCATCAGTTGACTTTACAAATTTATCGTAGTAATCTCTATGCCCTTGTTCTAAGACAAAATATCCTTTTTTAAATCCGTGTTCTTTACCAGTTTTATCTTTAATAATGTGTCCTTTTTCAATTAAGTGAGCGTGAGGCATATAGTTATAAACTCTAATACAATCATCCTCTTCATTGTATTTATAGTATTTTCCACGTTTAAAACCTCTCATATAATTGCCTGTTTTAGTCTTTACTTTAGCTTTAGCAATTTTTTTAACCACACTTTTTAATTTATTACCTTGTTTTTGTAGAAATTTTTTAGTTTCATTCGGATATTTCTTAGCAAGTCTTAAAACTTCTTTTTCAAGTTGCTCTAATTCATCTATTGTAAAGCCCTCCATATCATTACTCCTCCGTTCTTACACAAAAAACTTCTATGAATTGATTGTCTTTGAAATCTCTGTTGAAATAGATAACTTCATACTTCAAACCCTCAAATAAAAAAAACCAATCCTTTTTTATACCTTGTATGGATTTTCTCCTAAAGGTAAATTTGAATTGGTGTTGATTATTTTCAGTATTTGCTTCTCCATTCTTAACACTTGAGTTAAGAGGTAATATTTCACAATAAGCACGTTTCAACAATTCAGGTGTAGTGTCATTCTCTCCTAAATCGTTTACTAATACTTTCATTTGATAAACTTCAACTAAATGTCTTAATCTTTTAGTAATATTAATCATAATTACCACCGACTTGCAATTGAGTAATCATACTTCTTATAGTATAGGTTAAATCTTTACTTTCAGCGTGTTCTCTATTGTCATACCAATCCTGTAACAACACCAAAGCAATTATTTTAGCCCTACTTTTAAACTTATCTTTTTCAACTTTAATATCAAAGTCATCTATGGCGTCTTTGAGATAATCCACAGTTGCAACCAATAAAGATTGCAACCACAAATCATCATCATCGTAATCAATTCTTAGATAGTTTTTAGCTTCATTTAAAGTCAAAAAATTATCCATATCAATTACTCCTTATTATTTTGTAGCAAGTTCTAAGTAAACCATTGCTTTATCATCAACTTTAGCAATATCAAATCTTTCAATCGCTCTCATAAATGTAGCGTTTTTAGTAAATCCAGCCTCAGTTGATACAGCTAACTCTAACCCCTCTCTATCAAAGAATGTGATAAACTCACTCATATCTCCGACAAAAACAGGTGCTTTAGTTGTATTCATTGGTAATAATTCATCACTTACAACCACAATTTTTCTACCTTTAAAGATTTTTTGTGTTGTATTTTGTAAATTTACTTCAAGTAATGGTCTATTTTGTTTATCTGTTAAACCATCCAAGAAATCAAAACCTGTTTGGTTAGTGATAATTACAGCATTTTCTGAGATAGCAGGGTCTAAATCTATATTCAATGCTTTATTTATTCCAGTGTAGTCAGCAACAGCTTTTGGTGTTAAAGTTTTTAATTCAGCTATAATCTTTTTGTTTTCAGTGTTTACAGCTTTTTTAACAAATCTTTTTCCAATGTAAGCAGTTAAATTTGCATTTTCATCAGCTAACAATGTATTAGATACAGGGATTATATCTCCATAGTCTTTTACTTTGTATTCTATTTGTCCGAAATCAATATCACTCATTGTTATAGCGTTTAATTCGTCAAATGCTATTAATTCACCATTAGAATTTTTTTCAATTGGTTGTTTTCCACTTAAAGATTTAACAGGTTGAACGTTACATAATGTCTTTAATTCAACTTTATTTCTTCTTAATTCTTTTATTTGATTAAATTGTTCCACAGGTACTAAATATCCACCTTTTCCATCAGTTGCTTCAACTTGTCCAGGTGTACCAGCTACATTTAAAAATGCTCTTTCTTCATCTGTTATAGGTTTTCCTAAAACAACTCTATTAAATAATCTATTTGCATTCATTTCATTTTTAATATTTACTTGTGTTTTTTCATTCATAGCTTCTAATGCCTCCTCAGTTTCAATTTCTTTAATTTTATTTTCTAATTCTTTAAATGCAGTCAATTTTGCGTGAGCGTCTTCGATTTTACCCTCATCTTTAAGTGCTTTTATTTCATTTCTCATTACTTCTAATTCTTTTTTCATTTCTATTGATTTTTTCATATTTAAAATACCTCCAACTCTATCTCTTTTTTCATTTTTTCTAATCTTTCACTATCCTTTACACTGTTCTTTATAGCGTCAGGGATATGATTATATTTTTGTTTTGTATCAACTTTATTCAGATAAATAGGACTATCGCTAACTTTTACATTAAAGTAATTTAGACAATCCTTACCAGTAAACCACGTTTCAGCTTTCATTAAGTCATATATCTGCTCTTTTGTTATACCCTCAACAGCTTTTTCCATATAAGTATCAACAATACCCTCTTCAATTTTTTCCATTACTTCCACTTGTTTTAAGAAATCATCAGCATTACCAAACAATCCACAACTAACTCTATGTATCATCAGATAAGCATTGCTAGGTATCACTATTTCATTACAACCAAAAGCAATTATAGAGGCTGAACTTGCTGATAAGCCATCGACATAAGCAACTGTTTTAGCTTTATGATTTTTTAACATATTTGATATAGTTAATCCTGCAAATACATCTCCACCATAACTATTGATATGTACGTGTACTTCTCCTGCTTCTTTTAAAGCATTTGCAACATCTAGTGGATATACGTTTGGGTTGTTTAAATCAAAAAATTCATAAAAACCATCATTATCACTATCACTAACTATATCTCCATTGATATAAATTTCAGTAACATCTGCTTTATTCTTTATTTCTAACCACTTCTTATCCATTTCCACCTCCTTTATCGTATGCAATTCCTAATTTTTCCAAAGGTACATAACTACCATTCATAACTATTACATCTCCACCATCAACAGGTGGTAATCCTACAAGGTTTCTAGCCTCATTTATTGTGTAAACTCCTGATTGAATAAACTTAGTAATACACTCAGCTTGTGTTTTTAAATCACCTTTCAAAATGCTACTAACATTAAATTCAAAATGTAATCCACTCAATCTCTCTTTTTCAGTTAAGAGTTTTAAGTTAAACTCCTCCTCATATAAACTCAAAATATAAAGTAGAGTATCCACATAAAAACTTAAATTTTGCATTTCTGAATTAGAGTAACTTGATTTATCATAGTCATTAAGATGATTGGGTTTTACTCCAAAAGCACCTGCTATCTGTAATGCAGTGTACTTCTTTAACTCAAAGAACTGAGTATCACTTAGTTTTAAATCAAGAGGTACTAAATCCATACCCAAAGGCAATGGAAATATGCCACTAGGATTGGAATTAGCATTTATAAACTCTTGCATAGCGTCCAGCATTTTCTTTTGATTTTCCTTACTCAAATCTCCAGTATATTTCAAAACAGCTTTTGCAGTTAATCCACGTTCATAAAGTGTATTTAAGTATTTTTGACTTGCTTTTACTCCACTCAATGTAGTTGCTAATGTTTCTCTAACACTAACTCCAACTATTCCGTCTTTACTTAATCCACCTTTTAAATGCAATACATTTTTACTATCAAATACATACTGTTTTCCATTGTGAGTATATTCGTAATATAATTTTTCTTCTCCACTAAATAATTTAGCGTTATCAATCAAAATTCTCACATTTTGAGGGTGCATAGGATACATACCAACCAATTTACCACTGTTATCATAAGACAAATAAGCATAAGCATTTCCGTGATGATTTCTCCACGTTTCCAATAGCGTCATCATTGGTGTAGATGTCATAAATGGGTTAGGAGCAAACTTTAATTTTTGTAATGCTTCGTGGTCTACTATCCTGTTATTTTTATTATCTTTCAAGTGAATTGACAATTTACCAACACTTTCACTCAAAACTTTCAAGCAGGTATAATATGTGATTTCAGATAAGTCATCATTTACATTTATTCCAAAAAATTCCTTGAAATTCATTGTGTTTATTGGTGTTGTGTTCTCACTCTTATTAAAAAATCTCTTAAATATATTCTTCATCTACCCTCCTTTCGTAAATACTTTCAACCAATTGTCAACCAATTCGTCATTATTTATAATTTCTTCTTTATTCAATAACATTATTTTCCAAGCGTCCAACACAGCGTCCACTGGGTCAATTCTGTTTTTTTGTGATTGTTTATCAATCTTTTTCTCACCAAAACTATTAGATGTAGTTGTTGCATTTGCTAAACTCCACCTTAATAATTCATTTTTCTTATCATACATAACTTGTAATGCTTCAACAGATAAAGCAAAATCAACAGTTGCGTCATTTAAAGACTTAGCTGATTGTTTAACCTCAGTCAAATCACAACCTAAAAAGTCTAAATCAGCTAAAAAACTTCCTGCATTATGAGCGTCATACCCACATTCAAGGATATTCAACTCATATTTATCAATAATCTCTTTTAAATGAGATATAATGTACTTATAATCTGTTTTCATTCCAAAAGCACCAGTAGTCAAAGTCAACAAACCTTTTTTAACCCATATTTGATAAGGCACATCATCAGTTTTTTTGTGTTCTTCTAACCTCAATTCAGGCATAAAAGAATGGCTATACACATAAATCTTTTCGTTTTCAAGTGGAAAAACTAATGCGATACTTGTTAAATCTCCACCTTTAGATAAGTCAAAACCTAAATAAGCACTTTTCCCTTTCATATCTTCAAGTGTCAAATCGCTTTCACATTCTTTTAGTTTTTCGAGATTTATATATTGTCCTGAGCCTGTTGTCACCCAACGATTTAATTGTTTTGTTAGGAAATTTACTAACTCAGCACCACCTTTTTCTTTAGCGTCTATTGCTTTTTGCTCAAATAAATCTATTTTCTTTTTGTTTGGTGTTACTCCGTCTTCTTCGTATAAAAAATATGGATTAGATTTTAACCAGTTTTTCCAATCCCATATATCATCATCTGCGTCCATTTCACAGATAAAAATAAAAAGCGTGTCTTTTTCAATAACACCCTCTAAAATCTTTTCACAAAATTTATAATGCTCGTAGCAAAAACTATTCAGGTTAAATCCTGCTGTAGTTATAGCCAAAGTTAAAGCATTATCAACGTCAGCTTGTCCGTCAAATAGCAATTTATATATTTGATTGTTTGGGTGAGCGTGTAACTCATCGCATATTGCAAGTACATTACCAAACCCGTCCATACCCTTAGTATCTTTAGATAATGCTTTTATAACACTACCTGTAACTGAACTCTTAATCGTTCTATCGTGTTCTTTAACGACATATAATTCAGTCAACTCTCTATCACTTTCAATGAAATTCCTTACTTCGTCCCATACGATATTGGCTTGGTCTTGTTTAGTCGCCGCACAAAATATACGTTCCTTAACACCAATCATCGTACTAAACAATGTACTTTCAATTCCGCTTAAAAAACTCTTACCATTTCTTCTACCAACCTGTAAATAAGCCTCTCTAAAACGCCTATCACCTGTCTTTTTCTTTTTCCACCCGTGCAAACTACCAATAATAAACTCTTGAAAACCCCTTGTCTTTAATTGTTTACCATCTTTCATTGTTAAACTATTAGCAAAATCAATAGCAAACTCTGCTTCTTCAACATCAAATTTATATTCAAATTTCTTTTTTTTAAGGTCGTCAAGGTGTCTTTTACAAGCTAAATACTCTTTTCTCCCTGTTATTTTCTTACCACTTACTACCATTTTTGCATAAGCAGTCGTTCTATCCTTAGCCATAAGGTTATGCTTGTCTTTCCTTTAGCATTGTGATAAATTTATTTTCAGGTTTTTCTTCTTTAACAGGGACAACCAATTTAAGTCTATCAGTTGTTGCTAAACCTAATTTAGCTGATGATTGCATTATGTATTTTACATATTTTTCTTGCACGTTCACTAATGGATTTATAAATTCTAATTCACCAGTTCGAGTCATTTTCTTTTTAACTACACCCTCAACTTCAAGTTTCTTAGTTGTTTCTATGTAACCATCATATGCGTTACAATATATAGCAAGTACACCTAAATCTAAATTATCTAAAATATTAATCTTGTCACATTCACTAACAACTCTATTAAATTCACTCTTAGCGTTCTCAGTCAACCACTCAGGTGCAATTAAGTCATCTCTTTCAGCTTTTAATTTCTTTTCTGCTTCTTTTCTAGCTTGTATCTTTTCTTTACCTATTTTTCCTGTACTAATATCTATAATTTTTCTTCTACTCATCTTACACCTCCTGTCAAGTAAAATACCTTTACACGTAAATCCTATATGTTGGCAATTTCTCTAAGAAATAGGAAAGTTGCGGTATTGGAACATAATGTAAAAACTTTAATCAATACCCCCCGCTATTAAACTAAATACGATACTTTCATCACTATAATATTTGTTTAGTATATCAAACAATTTCTTTTGCATATCTAGTTTATCTTTTTTACTCTTATCGTATTGAGCGTGAATATAATTGTGAGTCTTTTCACTTATCCATATCAAATTATTAATATCTAATGCTCTTGCTTTATTATCTTTCAGTTCTTCAATGTGATGGGATAGAGTACCAACAACATAATTATGATTAACCATCAATTCATATATGTCTAATCCTTTTGCTTTAGCTTTACATATATTCCTTAAAGACTTCCACTGTTTACTGTTATAAAACTCCGCACTGTCTTTATCTCTATACTCTCTATCGTAAATCTTGTGTCTATTCTTACTACATTCACATTTAGTATTAGCAGGTTTCTTTTTTCCACATCTAGCACACGTTGTCATCAACATACTTATCATCTCCTTGTCAATCCATAGCAAATAAATTCATAAACAATAAATCCATAGTAAATAAAAAAGAGGGTTTTATAGTTGCCCTCAACAACTTCTTTAAAAGGATATAATTAAACAAAGAGAAAAGTAAAAAATGCACTCAGTAGAACTTTTACAAACTTCCTATGATACTATAGTACCACATAAAATTTCTCCCTACAATATCCCTGTTTTCTCCCTGTTTTCTCCTTTTTTGTATTTTGTCAATACCTAACTTATATTTGTCAATAGCAAATCAATTTCTGTGCTAAGAAATGTATCTCTAATGAACCCAGTATTTTATTCTTAGCTTTATAAACACTACTAACATTAATGTCAAACTTCTCTGCTATTGATTCATAACTCATCTTATTAAAGTATTTCATAGGGATAAAATCATAATACTTGTGTCCTTTTACCATATCTAGTGCCTCATTTATTCTAAATAATATTTCTTCATAACGTTGAATATTATGATATATTCTATCTCTTGCTTCTTCAAGTTTTTCTAATTCACTCTTGTACTCAAAACTATTTTGATTGTTGAGTTCTTTCAATCTATAAGACTTCTCTAACTCTATATTAGTTAAATGCTTCTGTTCTTCTCTCATTCTGTTTTGATATTTAGGATAAGCATATAGTATGTCTTCCATTTTCTTAAACACCGTCTTTTGTTCCATTTATTTATACCTCCTTTTAATAATAAACTCAACCAATTCTAATATAGACATATCTATTATAAATGCCATCAAACTAAGTATTAAACTTATATCTTGTTCATATAAAAAGGTTAAAAATATACATAAAAGCAATATCATTATATGCCTCCTTTTAATTCCACTCACTATTAATTCTGTTGATATTCTTATTCCATTTAGTCCAATAACAATCTAATATATCTTTGTGTTTATAGCCATAATTCATACTCAAACACTTTAAGTCACGCACCAACTCTCTCAAAAACTCATAAGTAAATCTAGGTGTTCTTACATCATTTATAATAGTTAGTATATCTGTATCTCCAAAGTAAGTGTAATCCTCTGTCTTAAAGAATACATCTAAATTTCTCACTTCTGTTATAGACACATCTCCAATATCACAAGCATAATTTATGAGTTGTGCTACAAAAAACCATATGTCCGTTAGTTCTTCAAGTTCTTTTTCTTTATATCTTTTATTAGTTTTCCAAGTCTTATGACTATCAATTGTTTCTTCGTCAAACTCTATACATTCGGCTATCAAACTTTTCTTAATGTCTTTTAGTTTTCTAGGTCTATAATTGATTATCTTTTTATCTAATTCTTTTTGTAAATTTAGTAAATCAGTAAAATTCTCAGGTTTATTCACATCACATCTATTAGTTATTTCACATCTATTCATTCTTATATCCTCCTCAACTTTTTCACCCTCAGCTTTTAATGCTAAACTTAACACATACAATACAGATAATATTAATAATATAGTCATTACTCATCAACTCTTATTCTAGCTTCAACAATCTCTATGCTACTATTAGCTTTTTCATAATCCTCTCTCAGTTCCTTACAAAATCTTATCTTTTCTTCTTCAACTTCATTCTCATTCAAATAATCTTTTCTAAATAAATATGCCTTAAAACTTCTATCTTTCGTTTGTACTTCTATAATATACTTAATCATTGTTATATACTCCTTAATGTCACTTATCTCTTATCCATTATTGCCTATCTATTATCTATCCAACTGTATTTTTCAATAGCAGGTCTTTTTTTAACAAAATGATAATCCTCAAACTTATTACTATATGTTTTTAAATGAGTGTATTCACTTGTAGTCATCTCATCAACTTTATGTTCTAATATTAATTTCTCTGCTCTTTTAAAATCAAATTCAACTTTCATATTTATACCTCCATCCATTAACTCATATGCCTATTTAAAATTTATACCTATTTAAAAGTCATAGCATAGCCAAATTTAACGTTTTAATTCTTTAAGCTATTATTTTCTTGTCCTAAATACTCTTTAACAGAATTACCTTGCTCTATCCATTGTTTAGATAAATCTCCATCAGGATTTGTTATTACTTCAACTATTTCGTCTTCGTGTTCTACCATAAATTTATTTATAAGACTCAATATCATTTTATTCATTTCCAATCTCTCCTCCTCTAACTCTCTCCCAAAACTCTCTCCATTCTTTACTATCCAAAACTCTCTTAGCTTCAATTTCAGTTTCAAAGTAATTACCTAAATTGTATCTAGTATCGTCGCTGGTAGAATACACATCAACAGCAGTATCTATATCTCCAAAGCTATCAATATAATAGTAACGTTTTCCACATCTTGCTCTCCAAACCATAGGCTCTCTATTTATTACAGCAACTAATGATGTCAATATATTTATATCCTTATTGTATACAAGGAATGGTTTATGAGGGTCTTGTTTATTTATACATATAATGTTAGTAAAAAATCTAGTTTCTCCATCGCTCCACTCAACATAATTGCTATCTTTTATATTCTCAATCTTAGTAAATTTAGCCACACACCACTTATCATCAATTACTTTTACATCTAAATCTAACATTTTATATCCTCCCTATTTATTCACTTATCTATTTATTCATCTATTTAGCTGGTACAGGTGGTCTACAAGGCATAGTATCAAGTATAGTGTCCTTATATATCTCAATGAAATCAGCTAATCTAATTCTACACAAATGATAGTTCTCATCTGCTAATGCTCTAAACACACTATCCAATGATAATGCTTGTCTAGCACTCAATCCTTTTGTAATTTCTAATATGATTTTATTCCATTCCACACCAGTATACTCTTTTGTTCCGTTTTCTATTCCTATATCCGCTATATCCAATACAATAGTATCTGCTCCTGCTTCAATTATCATATCCAAATATTTAAGTGCTTTCTTATAGTCTTCCAATTTATTTTTCTTTTCTGCTCTTACTAGATATTTCATAATGTTACAGAAACAAAATACTCCATAATATCCTTTTCCAACCCAAGCAGATATAAAATCCTTACATTCCAATCCAGTATCTCCAATCACATAGTGGTTAGGTTGATTCACATTTTTATCTATCCTATCATTATTCACAAGTCCTCTATTATATTCAGCTAAGTACACCAAAACTAACTCTCCTTTTATTACTTCTCCAACAATACCATACTCTTTAATACTGTCAATAAACTCATCACTACCAACAATAGGATAAGACTTCTTATTACAATACTTCACATAATCATCATATAGGTCTTTAAAATATCTAAATTTTCCAAACTCTTTTGTATCTGCAAAATAATTTCCAACACTATATTTCATAATATCCTCCATTTCATATTAGGGATTAATTTTTCCTTTTAATATCAACAGATTATAGCTATCGGGGTTAGATTTTAGGATGATTATTTTTATCATACCCCTCAATAAAGTATTGGTATCATTAAGAAAATTGTCAAAAGGGATATAAGGGATAGTTTTTTTCATACTCTATATATATATATATTTATTTATTTATTTATTTATATAAGAGATATAGAAAATGTATCCCTCCTATCCCTTTCCTTTTAATACTAATGCTTTTTTGATATAAAAGTGTCCCTAAAAATATCCCTTGTTTATCCCTTATTGGTATTAATCTATCCCTATTGTTGTCATTGGTTATTTCTTTCTAACTTTTATAACACCATTACTTTTATAAGTTTCTAAGCCAAACTCAATAAGTCTGTTGCTGAATTTCTTTTTGCTAACAGCATAATAACCACTTTCTTTGCAATATTCACAATATAAAACATAAAGTTTACTATAAGTGTTGTTAGTTAAGTCTTCTGTAAATTTATCAGGGTCATTTTCTTCAAAGAACATCGCTATATTATCACTCTCTAACAAGTATTTCTCAGTTGCTTGTGTTACAGCGTCCACCTTAGTTAGTTGTCCGTGGTTATCGTAGATTCTTTTCAACCCTTTTAATGCTAAATTTAATAATGTACTTTTTGCACTATCTGTTGATAATTTGTAATCCATATCCATATCTCTTTTTCCGTCTTCTAATTGAGCGTCACAAGGAAAACATACTACTCTACGTGCAACTCCACCACTCTTATCTTTAAAGAATGGTATCTCATTGCAAGTGAATATTAATGTTGCCGATGGTCTAAACTCGAAAGGATTTACATACAATGGTCTACATAAAATTTTGTTTCCACTTGTTATAGTCTTCATTGCTCTACTGTCTTCAATCATACTTGCTTTAATGTCATCTCCACAGTTTACAAGTTTATCTATTAAAAGTGCTAAATTTTCAGGCTTCTCAAATTGCTCTAATGCCACTGTACTATGTAAATTGTTAGTCCAATTCTCTATCATATTTAACATTGTTGATTTACCATTATTTCCTGTATTACCTATAAAGAAAAAGATATGATGTGGAAATTTCTCAGTCATTAAGATGTGTCCTAATATCTCCTCGAATAATCCAATTAAATCCTTATCCTCTTGACAAAACCAATTTATGAAATTAATTACATTCTCATCATTTGCCGATGGGTCATAATCCACATTCATATTGAATGGTGTAAACAATCCTGACATTTTCAACATATCTTTATTGTTATTCAATATCCAACCATTTCTAAATTGCACTGGGTATACTTTTTCTTCTATCTCGTCTGTTAAATTCATTTTTCCTCCATTAATCATCAACTTTATTATTTGATTTACAATTTCACTTTCTTGTGCTTGTTTTATGGTTATGTTTAATCCTTTTTTTCCTAACCTTTTTTGTATTTCAGCCATTAGTGTTTTATTAGCCATATCACTCTTAAAAAATCTAGTCTTTTCTTCATTTATAAAATGTATGTGTCCTGCGTAGTAATGTAAATCTAACTCATTTATGCTCCATACAGCTAATTTTTTCTCGTCAAGTTTTTGATTACCTTTTTTATCTATTGTGAATATATCAATCTCATCGTTGTTACTTTCAGCATTTACAGCACTCGCTATTGTATTCATTAACTCTTGTTGCTCAAGTGGTTTTTTAAATACTTTTGTGTTGATGAAATTAGCAAATTTTCCAATGTCACTGTCTTCAACCTTATTGTCTTTTAACATTCTTATGTGACTATATATTTCACTGTTTCTACCATCACCATCGTCCATTTCATACATATTAGTATTCTTACTATAGATTGGGTAAAGAGCGACAGGTAATTCAGGTAAATTGTCAAGCGGAACATCATTTAAAACTTCTCTCATAACTCCATTTTGCTTTACAACAGCCATACATTTTGTATTATTAAACCCTGTCAAATAATCCGCTTGTAAACCTATATAAGTCCTTGCATTTGTGGTTTTATTTATCCTTTTGTTTGCAGGTCTTTTATAATATAAATGTGCTCCACGTGTTGTTTTTATACATCTTGTCGGATATAGGTTTAGTACATCTTTCCATAAATCTCCAACATTATCAAAATCTACAACAACTGTATCCTCATCTAGGAGTAATGCTCCGTCGATAATTTTTTCTATTTCTGTGACAAACGTATCTAATTTTTCCTTTGGTACTTTTGTTCCTGCTTGTAATTCAATATATTTGTTCATATAATACCTCCCTATGAACTTTTAAAATAACCTATAATTCTCATCAATGAATTTGTTTTTTTCAACTAACTTAACATAGTAGTCTACATCTATTAGTTTTGTATCTGTCTTCTCAATTACATCGTTGTTGATGTAACATCTATCACTTGAATTGGCAATTTTTGTATATTTCTTAACGCCATTATTATTTTTTACTTTATTGATTGCTCCATACCTGTTATCCCAAGTCGCAAATATTCTATTTACTTTTTGTACTTCTTGTCCGCTGTGTTCCATAATATCGAATGTTCCACCCATTTTTGCTACTTGTTGCAGAGGCATAATGTTTCCATCTAATATTAAATTTGTTATTGTTTCTCTTATATCTTTATTATTTATATAATAATCTTTTAAAGCCATAGCTATTATTGTTAAGTTGTTTTTCTCAAAATCTCCGCCATTGTACTTTTCAAACATTCCTTTTCCTTTAATTTTTCCATCTTCTGTCTTCCATATGTAATTATTTACATCTCTTTGTACTATCTTTGTAACATATTCGTAGTCTAATTTTAAATTGTAATTTAATTCCCATTCTTTACAAATTTCTTTTATCTTTTCTAAATCTTTTTCTTTATATTTTACTAATATCCCGTCTGTGTTGCTTTGTACTAATTCACAATAAGGTCTCAAATTCATTATCAAATCTGTTAGAATTAATTGACCATTGACACATATATTATTCGACATCACGGGGTCAAAAAGGTCATTAAACTCACTTTTTAAAGCACCAAATGTTGAGTTTAAAAGTATTTTATAAATTTGTTGCTTGTTATCTTTTTTAGCTTTATATTCCATTCTAGTATCGTACAGATTCTTGTATAAATCAGGGTGTTCACTTGCTCTACTCATAAACCCAAAATTAATTATCATTGATGGATAATAACTTCCAACATCCACGTTTAGCATTTTACCCTCGTACATATAGTTTTCACGTGCTCCGTGAAGTCCTCCAAACCCAAATGTGTGTTCTACTCCACATAAACTATATACTAGCTTTTCTTTTTCTAATTTTTCAAAATTTTCTCCATCTAAAAATCTTTGTCTTATATTCTTATAAAAATTTAATATTTCATTGGGTATATTCTCTGTTCTTAATTCGTCCGCTATGGTTATATTTAATCTATCTTTATTCTCTAGCACTCCAGCAGGTAGTCTGCTCTTATCACATTTCAGCACTTTACTTGCTAAATTTGCACGTGTTTTCTTAACATCTAACTTATCTAATTTAAACTCACTACATATATCAAACTTACTTTCAAAATAGTCTTTTCTTAAATTGAATACTTTCTTTGTTGTTTCTACATCGTGGATACAATATTTAATCACTGTTTCTAGTTCTTCTCCTGTCAATTCTCTATCAATATCAAATGATACAGGTGTTTCTACGATATTCATTCCTAAATTGCACTCAATTACTTTAAGACTTAATCTAGGGTCTAACTCTTGTTTTGTGTCTAACGTTGGTAATTTTGTTGCCATCATTTTTATCTTATATTCTATATTTCCACCATTTACTATTGCATTACTTAATTTCCAAACCTCATAATTGTTGTATCCGCTCATAATTCCTGTCAAAATGAGGTCGTCATAATTGTGGTTGTTAAACCCCACTAAACAATCAAATTTTTCTAATATTTTCTTTAAAATTGCAGGGTCATTCCATACAATTAAATGTTCATCTTTTTCATTGATAAATACTGCTAACCAATCGTGTTTAAATACCTCAAAATCATAAAACCCTGTCATCTTTATCCTCTCTCCCTTTGTTTTTTAATGAGGGGCTATTACACCCCTCTTTGTTAATTTACTTTAATTTACCTTAATTAAAATGGCATTTCACTTTTTTCCATTAGGAAATTTTGAAAACCTTTATCGCTTGTCTTTAACTTTAAAAGTACCTCAGTACCAACAATTTTTTCATTTAATTTCTCAACTAGTGCTTTCTCATCTGTAAAATCTTGATATGTTAGCTGTTCACCTGTTAAATTTTCAATAATGCTTTTAAACTTACCAAGACTAAACTTGACACTCTTATCTGTTAGCCACAGATTTCCAAAATATTTCTTATTTTCTTCTATCAAATTCACTGTAAATGAGAAATAAGGATTACCTTTTTGGCTTGTTCTATACTCTAATTTTTCCACTATCCCAACGTACTCTCCATCTGCTATGGTAAAATCTTTTTCTGTTTTTACCTCTTCTAATTCTTTAAAAATATCTGCTAAACTCATCGTGTTTCCTCCTGTATTTATTTTTTATAATTTATAATTTATTTTTTAATACCACACTATATGTATTATGACATAATCTAATTAAAATAGCATACATTCTATTCTATTTGTAAAAAAAATAACATCTTATATATACAACATTATAATCTAACTTTTTACCTATGTCAATAAAATTTTTAACATTTTAGAAAATAATTATGCAATACATATACAATACATATTCAATTTTATTACCTTATAGGTAAATCTTAACTTTTGACAAATACATTTTTTATTGTCTTTAACAATTTCAATACATTTTCATCTTTTATGTCTTCTTCTTTATATGTTTCTCTCTTGCTAGTGCATAATCTTATGTAATTGTTACCTATCTTTTGAGTTTTAATCACAATGTCACATCTACCCATACAAGCATTTAGGCACTTTTGACTCAGTGCTGGTGCTTGATAGCTTGTTTGTCCGTCCATTTTCTCAACTATATGGGATATAAAGATAACATTCATATTCATTTGAGTTAGAGTCATCATTAGATTTTTCCAAACACTGTTAAATTTATTAAAGCCTTTACCGAATGCTATATCTGCTAAACTTTCAACCTTAGCAAGTTCACATATATGATTTACTAACATTGTTTCAATATCATCAATTAGGTCTATAATTAGTGTTTTGTATGTATGCTCTCCTTTTTCAAGTTCAGCTATCACTTCACTAAATTCAGTAAAATTCTTAACAAATACACTAGGTGTTGTAATCTTTGTTGCATTTCCATCTGTATTGATAATCAATGGACTTTCAAATTCTTTGGCTAGATACGTCTTTCCTGACATACTTTCACCCCATATCAATATATTTTTTGGTGTCACATCTGCTTTTTTTGGTTCATTTTTTGGTAATATCATTTTAATCCTCCTATGATTATCTATTAATTTAAGTATCCTCCACTAACAAATCCTATAAATTCAGTACCTTGTTTCTTACATTTTTGATATATTTCCTTATAAAATATGTCATCATCTATTGAGTTTAATATTATCTTTGTAAACATATCCTCTAATATTCTAATTCTGCTTAATATTTCAAAATCAGCTTTATCCCTTGAATTAGCCTTTATCCCTACTAATGAATTGACTAATTTACTATAACTCATATACATATTATCAGCGTGTTGACTACCTTGTTGTTTAGCATATTCTATTAAATTTTGAATGGCGTCTGTTTCTTCACGTCTTACTAGCTTTCCTTGCTGTCTTGTCAATAACCACTCACTTTTATTTTTATCTATAATTGCTTGTTCTAATACTTCTATATAATGGATAATTGCTCTCCTAACAAATTTACTTTCTCTTAGCAAAACTTGCTTTGCTTGGTTATATGTTAGGATAAACATTGGTCTATTTTCACACTTTTTGTCCTTATATTCAACGGGGGAAATTTTTCCCTCATCTATTTCTTCTTCAAATTCATCTCTTATTACTTTTAATAAATCCTTATGTTCTAACTCTACAAATTTACCTCTTTTCTTTTCAGCGTCAGTTAGTGTGCCATTTGCTTGTTTAGCTTTATATTCTTGTTCTCTAAATAAATTCACTTGTACTAATAAATCTTTACTTGTTATTGTTTCTCTCTTGGCTAACATTTTATACCTCCTTTAAAACTCATCATTCACATACAATGTATCTAAAACTTCTTCACTATATGTACGGATTAAACCATATTTACTATCCATTATCAATTTAATAGGTATACCCATTTTTTCACTAAGATTTGTGGCTTTTATTTCAATATCGGCTCTATCATACTCATCTTTACTCATCATTTTCATTTTTGCGTATGCTATTACACTAAAATAATCAACCATTATTAAACTATCCTCTAATAAATACAATTTCATTTGTAAACTATCCAATCTCTTTTTCATTTCCTCCAATTTAATCATCATCTTAATACCTCCTATAACCTTTATTTACATTTGATTCTTACATACCCTTTTCTATTACTAACTTTACTGTATTTTTCAATCAACTCAGGTTGTTCTTCTCTTAATTTGGTACTATCTATGGTTACTGATTGAGTAGGATTCACTCTTGTTATTTGTAAATGCTCTGTTTCCATAGACTTTACATTGTATCTTTGCATTAAATCATACAAAATCTCTCTTTGCTCTTTAGCTTCTTGCTCTATATTTTTTAACTTTTGTAATTCATTTTCCAATTTACTCAATTTTGTTACTGTGTTTCTGTATTCTGTTATTTCGTTTTTAAAGTAAAACTCAGCCTCACTCATCTCAGGATTTTGTTTCAGTCTTTCAACATCATTCCAAAACACATCTGCTTTATGTAATATTTCCTTTATTAAATTATCATCTCTATCTATTTCTGTTACTGTGATTCTGTTCTCATCAAATTCTAAATTAAAATAATCATCTGTATTGTGTATCTCAAAATCATATCCTCTATAAAAATCATCAGGTCTTTTGTATTGGACTAAATAACCTTTATTTACATTGAATTGATACATATATAATTGCATTTGTAATACATAATCTTCTATGCTATCTCTATTGCCACCATTGGTCTTAATTTCTAGTAATAATCCAGCCTCTTTATCTAAACCATCACAATTTGACCTTAAACCTAAAACATCATCTATCGCTGTATTTTCTCTAAATTTCAAATTATAGATAGCATTGACATAATCTCTAATAAAAGGCTCTAATAATTGACCATACCTAGTGTATTCACTACCTTTGTAAACACCTCTTAAACACCCTGCTTTTTCTTTTGCTAACTCGTAATAGCTTTTATACTCTGATACATTAAATAGAGCAGGAATATCACTACCACCTATGTATTTGTTTCTGTTTTTCCTTATATTATCACTAACATTATCATTCATCATCAAAAGTGCCTCCTAAATCCTCATCTGTCAACAACTTCTCAGCAAAATCCTGTTTTTCGTCCAATCTTGCATACACACGTTCTTCTATCGTTCTATTTCCTATGTACTTATAAACTGTTACTTTGTTCTTTTGTCCTATTCTATATGCTCTACCTAACGATTGTGAATAATCTTGATAACTCCAAGTTGGGCTAAAGAATATTACTTCTGTGTTATATTGCAACTCTATTCCTGCTCCACCAGCTTGTATCTGTACCAATGTTGTTTTACCTTTTAATGTATCATATTCGTCAAACTTAGGTATATTTGATACTGCTCCGCTTACTTCATAATCAATTTTCATTATTTTTTTAATCTCTTTTGCCTCTCTATTAAAATTATAGAAAATCAATATATTTGCGTCCGTGTTTGCTCTAAACTCTTTAAGGTATTCTAATTTATCTTTAATTCCTGCACTTTGTCTAAGACCTGCTATTACTTTACTTGTGTTATCATATAAGATTCCGTTATAATATCTATCCTTTTTAATAGTGATATATTCTTTTCCTGCGTCAAAATAACATTCTTCAAAAGTTAAAGGTGGTAAATCCACACAATCCTCTTTCATTAATGCTTTACTAGAAATTGATTTCCACATTTCATCTATTTTATCTGTGTTTCTCCACTCTTTTATCTCCCAAAAGCCAATATTGTTAAATTGCTTTACTGCAAATTCTTTTTCATAACCATATCCTGATTTATAAAACCCAAATAGACTGAAATAATTACCTAAATCTTGGTATCCATTGCTCGCGGGTGTTGCACTCAATAAACAAAATCCATTAGCTTTTTTACATAAATTTAAAGCATATTTGCTTCTCTGTGTCTTCTTATAGTTTTTAATATAGTGACACTCATCAAAAATAATATATGTATCATTTACATTGTTGACATCTTTTAATTTGTTATAGCTGATAACTTTATAATCTATATTATCTATTTTGTTATAAGTCTTAAATTTATTTATTTCTCTATCCCAGCCACCTTCACGTACTTTTTGTGCTGGTGCAACTATCAACAATTTCTTACCTTGTGCGTGTTTCCAGTAGTGATTAATACTTATGATAGTTTTGCCTGTCCCTGTATCCAGCGGGTATATGTAATTTTTATGGCTGTTATCTATTAATTCTTGCTGATATTTATATAATTTCATAGTAATTTACCCTCTTTCAAAATCTCCAAAAACTCCTCCATACTAGTTGCTACACCCGCAATACCACCATTTTCTTTTATCTTAGCAATTTGTGCTTTCTGTAAAGGTAATACAACTCCGCCTTTTGTTCTTTTAACCTCTATCGCTACAAATTTTCCATCAATACAAGCCAAAATATCAGGTATTCCGCTTGGTTGAAATATACTTCCGTGAACCTTAAAAAACCAATATCCTTTATCTTTTAACCACTTTTTTATTTTGTTCTCAACTGCTTTTTCTTTTAGTTCTTTTATATCCTTATTTTTCACATTGTTATCTTTCACTGTCTAACCTCCATTGTGTCCTCAGATTATATATAACATCTTTAGCCTCATAAACGACTGAATTGAGGGTATTGTTTTTACTTTCTATGGCTAACCATAATTTATCTTTAATATTTACATACCATTCATAATTTTTTGCTATACTTCTGTATCTTTTGTCAACGGGAATGTAAATATAAAACTTATCATCATCTTTTTCGATGTAAAAATCAAAACCCTCAAAATAGTCACAATACATTTAAAATACTTCTCCTCTATGGTTGTTTAACCATTCCACTAATTTATCTGCGATTATCAGGTATTTCACTCCAACTTTTAAATATGGAAAATCAGGATACTCTTTTGTTAACATTTTCAGTCTTGCTACACCTATATTCGTTATTGCACTAGCCTCTTTCACAGTCAACATTATCTTATTCATAATCGTCCTCCTCATCGTCATCGTCATCAAACCAACCGTCATCATAGTCATCATCATAATCATCAAACCAATCATCTTCAATTAACGTATTAATTATATCCATACACTTGTTTTCTACCCACGCTCTATTGTTTGTATATTCGTCAGGCTCAACTACAACGTACCAATCGTCATCTAAACTCTCTATTTTCATTTTTTCTGCATAATCTAATCTAAAAATATCATCGTTATAGTCTAATTGCACATATCCTCTGTATATTCCATTATCATCAACTGTTATAAGCATTTCACGACCCATATAATTGTTAGTCTTATCATTACTCTTATTCATAATACACGTCCTCCATTACTGGTAAATAACCATTTTCTTTTAATAAATTGTAAATAAACAATCTCCCTTTTTGAGTCCAATAAGTGTGTGTTTTAGCATTATTATCTCCTACTGCAAATGTCTTAGTTCTTGTGTACCCACACTCAGCATATTTTTGATATAAAAACCAAACTCCACTTTCTTTATATTGCACTCCTAATTTATGTAGTAATTCATTCATAAAGACTGCTGATTTTCCATAGTCTTTTGCAATTACAGTTATTGTCACTAAATCTTTACATTGCAATATAACATCTGTATATTCTGCTTTTGGTTGTAATTCAGTTATTTGTTGCTCTTTAATTTTGTTATCTAATTTCAATTGTTCGTTTTCTTTTCTAGTTCTTCCATACTCAATCAGCATTTCTCCAATTTTTTTCAGGATTTCTCATCATCATATCGAATACATTATCTGTTAAATACATTCCTGTTTTTCTTATTTGAGGTAATATATTGTCACAAACGTTAGCTTGAAATTCTCTTGCTACTTCATTATTTGCTTTCATACATAATCTATAGAATATATTTTCAGGGATAAACTCAGGTAAATTCTCTTTTCCAACTCCGTCGGCACTTGTGTCGATGACTTTTAAATCCTTTAAATATTGTCTAACTCTTCTCCACATTACTACTATATTTCCACTTTTAGATTTTTCAGTAAAACCTAATCCTCTTGCTACATCTTCTGCATTAAGCCACGCTGTATTGTTGTCATCTAAATATCCTCTTACATTATTTATAGTCACTAATTCATTTCTCATTGTTATATACCTCCCCTTAGTTAAAAAATATTTCTATTAGTTCATTATCTTTCAAATTTAATATTTCTTTTATTTTCTTAATATTATCGAGAGTCCAATTGTTTCTACCTTTAAATTTGTTACATAAATTACCTTTTGTCATACCCATCTTTTCAGCTAACTTTTCAAACGTTTCTACATCTGCCTCTATCATTTTGATTTTCAATATTTTATTGTTTATCATCTCATTTACCTCCTCTTATCATAAAAACCAACCATTTTACTTTATACATAACCACTTGTTTCAAACTTGCTTTTTTAAACATTATTCCACATCTCCATTTGTCTAATTAATGTTACTGCTCTTTTTAATTTTAACCCTTGTAATTCCTTGCAATTCCAATACTTTATTAATGTTTTATAGTGCATTTTATACCTCCTTGCCATAATAGATACATTGTGACACAATCTAATAAAATTAGCGTAAATGCTATTACATTTGTAAAAAAAATTCCTTTATTAATTTATTATAATATATTAAAGTTAAAATGTCAATCAATTTTTTTAAAAAATTAAAAATTTTATATATGAGGAGGGTTAATTATGAGTTATATTGAAATTGTTGCCAAGAGATTAAAAGAAAAGAGATTGGAGCGAGGTTTAACATTAGAGGAGGTGTCAGAAAGAATTAATATTACACCTGTCACTTTACATAAATATGAAAATATGAAAGTTAGTAATGTACCAATAGATAAAATAGAACAACTGGCTTTAATCTACAATACAACACCAACATATTTAGTTGGGTGGACTGATGACGACTTGAGTAAAGGACGTGCTAAAACCCCAACTCGTTATATTGACATCTATAACAATTATTTGAAAATAACCAATGCTAAAGATAGATTGATTTCAATACGTGAAAAAAATGATTTTAGTAAAAATGAATTTGCATTGGCATTGGGTATCACTATTGATGAGTTATATGAATATGAGAATGGGATAAAAGAAATAACATTAAATATGATTGAAAGACTAGAATTGTGGTTTAGTATTCCAAAAGAAGTATGGTTGATGGGAGATGGGATATCTCAAACAACAAAAGATTATATTTCCAATTTAGTTGAAAAACAAAAACAAGAGATAGAAATTTTTATATTTGATACAATGATAGATATATTGAGAAAAGATGGTTACAAGGTAGATGTTAGGTATCAAAACACACCTCAGGAGTATTGGAGGATTAGTAGTTTTTATTTACCTGTTGATGTGTTAAATATACAAAGAGATGATTTATTAGAACTTATGATGTCTTCTAAAAATATTTTTATTGATTTATTAAAATCTTATGCTTCAGGATACCTTAGACACAATTTAATACGTACTTATAGGACAATAGGTGGTTAGTTTAAATTAATATATAGTGGTAGTCATCACTTTTTTATATGTTTTTTATATATTTTATATACGTATATTTTGTATTTTTTTATTGACACCGATTAGCGTGTATGCTATTATACTAATAAGCTAAGAAAATTAGCATATATTTTAATAGGGGTGATATTATGGATACAAATATTTACAAAAATATTCAAACATTATGCAATGAAAAAAATCTTACTATAGCTGAAGTTGAAAGAAAAGCTGATATTTCAAATGGTAGTATAAGACGTTGGTCTGACTCATATCCTAGCATTGATAAAGTCGCTCGTGTTGCTGAGGTATTAAATACAACATTAGAGTTTATATTTTTTGGAAAAATCAAAAATGTACCCTCAACTATTACTAGAAAACTTGAATCATTAGATGAGAGTGATACAAAGTCTATACTTAATATGGTTGATTTTTTATTATCAAAAAAATAGAGGTTGATATTAAATGCAAAAAAAGAAATCTAATGGAGAGGGTAGTATAATTACAACCACATTAAATGGAAAACCTTACTACAAGGCTTCTGTTACCATAGGATTTGATAGTAATGGTAAACAAATTAAAAAGAGTTTTGGTAGTTATAAGAAATCTGTTGTCTTGGAGAAAATGAATAAAATTAAGTATGAGGCTAAAAATAATCTCTTATCAAATTCAAATATAACTTTTGGTGATTTATTTAAACAATGGATATTCAATCATAAAAAGGTAGAGGTTAGCGATAACACATTTTGTGAATATGAAACAGCATATAGGTTAAGGATACTGCCTTACAATATAAGCAATAAAAGAGTCAATCAAATAACATTAAATGATTTACAAATGTATTTCAATGAATTACAAGAGAAATTCTCAACAAATACAATCAAAAAAGCATATATACAAATACATAGTTGTTTTAAATTTGCTATCATACAAGGTATTCTAAATAAAAATCCTTGTTTGGGTGTTACATTACAAAAAGAAAAGAAAAAAGAAAAATATAATGTTTTCTCTAAGCAGGAGCAGGAATTAATTTTAAATACTTTAAATAAAAAAGATATAGTTGATTGCTTGATTTATTTTACTTTTTTTACTGGATTGAGGTTAGGAGAGGTTTTAGCTTTAAAGTGGACTGATGTTAAGGATAAAATGTTAAGGGTTGAAAGACAATACAATAGAACAGTTAGAACAACTGATATTGGTGTTAGCAAATTGAGTTATGAATTTAAAGATTTAAAAACTAAAAATAGTAAAAGAGAAATACCGATACCTAATAAAGCATTAGCTATTTTAGATGGTATACCCAAACAGTATGAGTTGATATTTAGTGATGAGGGTAAACCTATCGAAAGAAAACGTCCACAACGTAGAATGACTGCTTTATGTAAAAAATTAAATTTAGAGCATAGGAGTTTTCATAGTATACGTCACAGTTATGCAACAAGATTATTTGAGTCAGATGTAGCAATAAAAATAGTGCAATCCTTGATGGGTCATTCTGATATGGATACTACTATGAATATTTACACTCACGTTATGCAGGACAAAAAAATGGAAATCATAGATAAACTAAATAATTTATAAAACAATAAAAAAACAGGGGTTTAACATCAGCCTCTGTTTAATTTTTTTCTGCTACATTTCTGCTACAATTTTTAAATTTATACTATTTTATGAAAACTTATTGAAAATTTATAAGTAGAAATTAGCGATTTTATGTACCTTTTAAAGTTTATGAAAACTTACTAAAATATATGGTGCCTGAGGCGGGATAAGACGATTAAGACACTCTATTATAGAATATAGTTAAAATCTATCAATAATTTCTGCTATATTTCTGCTACCTATACTGAATATAAAGGAGTGTTGAATCTGCTCCTCGGAGTATAAAAGTTGATATTCCTTGTGTAATAATTCCTATTGCAAGTATTATATTTAATATTTTAATCATAATTATCACCTTTCCTTTATTTTCTTTCAAAAAACTTACTTTACAATTTTCAATTTTTGGAGTAATTTGGTCTAATAAAAGATGGTTTCGTATAGATAAATATATTAAATTTACAATACACAAAAATAAATTCAACGCTCCTTTATATTCAGTATATTTTATATTATATCATATTTATTGTTGTTTATAAATAGTAAAAAAAGAGGTGTATTTCAACCTCTCTCATTTAATTTATCATTTAATTTTAACCTTTATGTATTGCGTCCACTATTGTTACAATCATTCCTCCATCATCTTCATCATAATTAATTTCTATTTCTAACAATAAATAACCTGCTTCTCCGTCTTCTTCATAGCATTGTACAAACCTAGTATCTTCGTGAAACGACCATTTTTCTATATCTCCAAACAAGATAGGGTTTTCTGTTTCACATTCAGCATTTATTTCTCCTTGCCACCCAAAACTACAATCATTATTTACATAAGTTTTCCCTTTAATTTTTTCAGCCACTTTTTCCCATTTTTCTTTTGTCATTTTTTCCATTGTTTCCTCCCTTGTTTCTATTAATTCTTTAATATTTTTTAATTCTTTTACTGTTGCAAATTCTCTAATAAACCTATGACAAGTGCTTTTAACTCTACTTCTGTTAGCCTTAACTTTAGCGTCAGGATTGTTTTCTAAATACCTCTCATTTGCTTCAATTTGTTTTTGTATATCTTTATAACCTTTTCTTTTCATTTTATTGCTCCTTTATTTTATATATCTATAATATCATAATGTTTACATTATGTCAATAAAATTTTTATCTTTTTATAATTTTTTACAATAAAAAAGAGGGTAGGTATAAACCCACCCAGTTAGTTATTTATCATCTGTTCTTTTACCACAACCTAAAATGTGACTATTTATCTCTTTTAGTGTTGCCTTTATCTCTTGTAAATCACTTTTGAAATCATTTTCCATTTTGTTTATTTTGTTTTCTAGGATTTTATCCTTTTCATTCGTCCACGCTTCAAAAGACTTTCTATGTTCTTCATACACTATTTTGTCTAGCTTTTTGTCAATCATAATTTCAAGTCTTGTATTGTTTTTCTCAAATTTTCTATCTATAGCTGACATTACCCCAACTATAACCCCAATCAATCCAACAATACTCCCTATAAATCCTAAATGTTCTTGTGTTAAAGCAATCATACACACCACCTCATAAATTTAAAATCTTATTCCAGTGCATATAATACTCTTTTGCTTCCTTTGTCCTATCTATTATAGCTTGGTCTTTATACCCCTCATTGTATATCTTTTCTTGCCAACTCATTTCTCCAAACAGTTTTACAGCCTTATAGAATTTATTAGCAGTACTCTTATTTACTCCTGTTTCCAACATTATAAATTTGAATATCTTATCAGCTAATTTTCTATTAATCCCCGTAGTGTTGTACTTAGAATATAGATAATCGTGAATAATAGCACCTTTAATCCATTTTCCATAAGGATTGTATATGCACTGTAAAACTTTTGGTATAGACGCTCCATCTGTTATGAAACCTTTAAAAACTTTTATCTGATAGCCATTGATGTCATAAATGTAATCATCTGTTAGTATTGCTTTACCATCAGATAAAAACCTTAGGTTTAATTTACTCTTTTCCATCTTTTAACTTTTTGAATAGTGGTTGTAATTCTGCAACAACAGCGTCTATTGTATTCTCATTGATAAATATTCTCAAATGTTTTGGCAATTTAGATATAAACTCTTGTACTGCTTTTTTCTTTAAGTTACCTAATCCTTTTCCTTGTATAGATATTTCTTGTTCGATAGCCTCTCTGTTTACAGCTTCTCTACCCTCATATCTCCATTTCAAAACTAAATAAACCACCAATGATACCACATAACCTAACACGTTCCATAATAATTCTTTTTCCATACTTAAACCTCCTTAACTGTATCTACTATAAAATTAACAAATAATTCAACTACATCTTTAACAACAGAAAACTTTAAAGACTCATCTACATTACTTCCAAAAAATGGCTCAAGCAGAACATAAGTGTCTTTTGAATTGCAAATACCATATCCACCTCTTGTCTTGCTATCACCTATTTCAATAACTCCTCTAACTTTACTATTAAATACATTTTGTAATCTAGCCATAAAGTTAGTTGATAATTCTTTGGCTTTTTCATTTCCTTTATAAATTAAACACTCACAACCATTAGCTTTACTGTCTAAAGCACTATTAAAGTGTAATTCTAAACAATACTCATAATTATGCTTGTTTAATTCAACTAATACTTTATTCATTTCTCTAACATAATTTTGATTAGGCTCTCTCTCATAAATATCAATCATTTCAGGTATTTCATATTTAATCTTTTCTGCTATATTTCTCCAATAGCCAAACTCATCTCCGACTATCATTGAAAATGCTCCCTTGCTTCTCTTGTTATGTCCTATTATTAATGCAACTTTTTTCATCTACACCTCCTAAATATTTAATAAGCTAAATATAATAATTATAAAAAGTATATTTTCATCTATTACAGAACATTTTTTATTATACATATTTTATATTAAATATAAATAAATAACTATTTTATGATATATTATAATTACATTTTTAAAATAAAAGTTTTATAATTATGTTTTATATCTGATATAAAATAGTATTATATATTTATATAATATAATTATTTGATTATATAATATTAAGAAAAAACGACGCTCTCAGACACGTTTTAAGACGTTTTAAAAAGGGTAGCCATATAATAACTACCCTAAGAAAATAAATTAGCTTGTAGCAAGTTTTAAATGTATTTCTTTTCTTTTGCTCTCAAACTCATCACTTGTAACCTCTTTTGGATTGACTTTTGTTTTGAAATAATTTTCAGTATCATATACTGACTGTACAAATGTAGTCCCATATAACATAAGTGTTCCTAACTCTTGTAATCCAGCTTCCATTCCAAAATTATCTTCAAAATACCACGTTATCTTTTTGATTTTTCCTAATTTTTCTGCAATTTGTAAAGCTACAATAACCGATACCATTTTAGCAATATCTGTATCTCTACATTTTTGTCTATGGTCTTTATCTTTAACTTTATAATCAAAACCATAAGCAAGTGATTTAGCTTTCAATTCATCTATTAGAGTACAATAATCGTCAAATTCCTTTTGATTATCTAATAACCACTTGTCTTTATCCCAATACATATACTTTTGATTTCCAGCAGGTTTTGGTACTACTATTAATTTTTTATCTTTTATAAACTCTCCGTCAACTAATTGTACTGGTATATTATTTCTTACTTTTTCTTCTTTTGTCATTTCTCTCAATCTATCGTCTTTAAATATTGGATATTCATACTTTACATCTGTAATTATCATATCTGAAGTGTATCCACTAAAATAGTCTTGTGGTTTAGCCAATACATCATCTAACTCATCTGCGTAAACTGAGAATATTAATTTATCCTTTTTATAAAAATTTATTGTTTTCATCTATAACCTCCTATGTTAAACAATTAAAAGCTGTAATAGAAACAAGTTGACGTTGAGGGTCAGCCACTAATTTCAAAATATTAGTATTAATATCTAAGTGAAATGTAATACCATTAAATAAAGTATAATCGACTATATTTGTATTTGTAGAGTTATCTAAAGCTATATAATGTGACGTTCCTCCAGAAAGCCTAACTCTAAAATAGTAATCTAATATATTGTTATATCTTACATAATCTGGTAATTTTCCAGTTGTCCCAATGGGTACAGGAGAACCTCCATTATACATTATTGGGTATCCTGTTTTTTTTAGGTTTTCCAATCCATCTGAAAGTGAGTTATTATCCAATGGTTTAAAGTTAGCAACATTAGCAGAGGTATCATTGTTTTGATTTATACACTTATACATTTTTCTAGTATTTCTATCATAATATAAGTAATTTACATCTTTAACACCCTCGTCTTGTATATCTCCACCATAAGCAACACACCCAGCAAGTCTAGCTAACATCATACCCTCAAGAGCCTTACCCTCTCCTGTTCCAAATTGTACTATACCAGCTTTATCTCTTGTTGCTCCTTCTTGTACTTTTGCTAATCCCTCATTTAATTTTTTTGTTTCTTTGTCTATCAACTCAGCATTATGATTAAATTGTTCTATATCATAGTATTCATTTCCAGCAGGTTGTACTAAACCTAAGTGTTCTGTATATTTACTCATTTCTATCTCCTTTCATCATAAACAGCATTATATGTTTTAGTTTTTAATTCACTATGTTTTAAATTTCCAATCTCATCAAATCTATGATATTTACCCACTACATCTGTATCATTGTAAAGTCTAGTATCAAACAACTCAGTATGTTTCTTAGTTTTAAGAGAGTTTTGATACAAATATCCTATTTGATTGTGAGTATTATATCTAAATTCAACATTAAAATTCAAATGTGCTGGTTTTATAGTGCCAACTACTTTTTTAAAGTTTTCTAAATTATCAGGTATACCAACTATAGATGTAAATTTAATTGTGAATGAATAGTTAGGATTATCCTCTATTACCTCTATTTCACCATTAGTAAATGCTTTTGCAACCCTTGCTATCATTTCTTTTGTAGTTGTACCATAGCTTCTAAGTTTAGATATTATGTTTTCTCTACGTTCTTTAAGATTGCTTGTTGTATCTCCAACAGTTAGTCCAAAAATACGCTCCCATATTGGCAAACTCCAAGTTGCTGTGTAGATAAAGAATTGTTTTAAAACCTCATTAGACATAATATCTAACTCATCTAACTGTAAATCTATCGCATTTTGTAGTTCTTCAATCTCAACTATATCTCTATAGTATTTAGGCATATGTTGCATTAATCTTTCGACTTTCAACTACACCACCTCTTTATCAAGTGTAATTACTTTTAATTTTGGTATTTCTTCTTCCGCTAAAGCTATATTGATTGCTCCTGTGTTGATTTTCAAGTTATCGTAATCATTTACACCCTCAACATTTAGCAGGATATTGCCTAATTGAGCGTAGCTGACATAGTTTTGTTTAAAACCAACTTTTTTAAAATATTCTTTTATATCTCTTTCAAAGTCAGCTTTTACCTTATCAAAATCAACGTTTTTAGAAATTCTAGCTTTACCTGTGATTGTAATTTCTTTAGGTGTAGCAGATTTAACAGTAACAGTTGCTCCTATAGGTCTAACTTGCTCTATATAATCCCTCACTCTCTGTAATAAAGGCTCATCAGCCTCCTCAATAGCTGAATTTACTACAACAACTTTAACAGTACCATTACCAGCCCATAGTGGAAATACTTTAACTCCACCAACACCCTCAACTTCCATAGCCCACTTTTTATAGTGATAGATGTTTCCTGATGTTACAGGCTCTCTAACTTTAAAATAATATCTCTCTCTTAGTTCGTTATCACTTTCTCCATCATATCCGTCTATTGTCTCAGCTGGATTGTTTACAGCATTAAGATTGGGTATTGTTACAGGAAAGTTCACTATTGTATTTTTAGGCAGATTATAGATTTTACCTGTGTTTTCACTTTCAATTTTTACCTCAACTTCTCCACTAACTCCGATAGTTTTTTCTTCTGTTGTTAAGTAAATATATGTATCACTTGCGACTTTTGTACCAACAGGAATTATTGTATTGGGTGTACCTTTTATAATTACACTACCTTTTGATTTAGTTGCTTGTTTTCTAAATACTCCAACCTCTTTACAGATATTATCTAAATATTCGTCCTCTGCTGTTTCAGCAAAAGAGTTTAAAAAGATATAATCTAATACATCTCTTATTTCTTCCATTTCAATAGATACAGGAGCAAGGTTATCCCAAAATATACCACCCTCACTCTTATCATAATCATCGTGAACGTTAGAGAGCATATCACTTAATATTTTTTTCCATTCTTTTTTTATTATCATAAGTACCCCTCCCATTCAAATGTCTTAAAATCTTTTAATGTTACATCAAATTTAGTTTTTAAAGTATGTTTTTCAAGTTTTATTTCTAGTATATTAATTTCTAGTATTTGTTTATTTTTCTTCATCGTTTCAATCAATTCTCTCTCAAATTCTGAATATAATACAGGAGTTGGAAAACGTTGTCCTAATAAATTTGCTTTATATGTCATTCCATATTGATTGCTTCCATTTTCTTTATATATGTTCCATTTATATTTTTCAGTTAGTAAAACCTTTTCTATCCACATTCTAACTGCTCTCTCATCATCTGTTTTGATTAGTTTTCCGTTGCTTCTTAACATTCTTTTCTTTTGAAAATCTATCAAAAACGTCTTACCATTTGTGTTTTTACTTTCATTTATTACATCTTTTGAATAATCTTTAAACTCTATTTTTGGTAATATTGCCATTCTAAACTCACCTCTGGAGCGTAGTTAAACACATCAACTACAAAAAATTTGTCTTCTTCAACATTAGGTATAACCAATACATACATACCTGCTTTTAAATTAAAAACTGTTTGTAATATGAATTTACCCTTATCTTTATTATCCGTTTTACTTGTACTTCCTTTATAAGTACCACTGTGTCCCGATATACTTAAATTAGTATGTCCTGCACTATCTTCACCTCCACCTGTCGTATCTAAACTATTAATTGTACAATTACTTGACTTGTTACCTTGACTTTCAAAGTTTTTCATAGTACATTCAATCTCTAATCTATTTGTTATCGCATTTGAAAGATAGATTTTATCAGCGTCTATCACACCATATCCACTCAATAACTCAATAGAAATGTTAGGTAAAGGCTTCAATATCTTACCTAAAACAGCACCAATTGGAGATGGGTTATCACGCTCTTTAAATTTCTCTGCTAAAGCAATATCCCAACTTTTTTTGTTATCACTCATCGCTATACACCTCCAATTTAAGACTTATTTTGTGAATATGATTAGATATGGTATGATTACTCTCTTTTATCAAATATTCACCTTTCAAATTAAAAAGTGGTAAATCAATATCAATCACTCTACCACTCTTAACATTATCATCACCAAGCACATCAATACTAAAGTCCTCAGTGATTTTATTTAGTTTTTTCAATTCATTTTTTGCAACTAGATTAGCTTTACTAAATTCTTTTTCGTCCAGTGTTACTACTTCCTGTAATTTACCATATTTTTCAATACTTTTAGAGTCTTGTTCTTCTCCTATCGTTCTTACAGCACCTTTATTTTCTGTAATTACAAGTACACTGTTTTTCATATCAACTATAGATTTACTTAGTGATACTCCTCCGATGTTTTCGTTGATATTGATAAATTTATCTTTTTGAATTTCAAATGTACCAAACACTTTTATTTTCTTATAAGGTGATACAATTAACTTGTTCTTATCAAACTCAATAAAAAATTTCTTAGAATTAAACTGAGAGCATTGCTCTATAATATCTTTTATTACCTCAGATACAGCTTTATCTTTATAGATTTTATCTATTTTAGTATCCAACCCACTAACTTCTACATCAATCCCAATTTCTTTACATAGAGATTTAACACAATCGTTACCAATCATCTTTTTAAATTGTTTGATTACAGTAGATTTATTCAAGTACCAAGCCATATCATAAGCAGTAAATGATGTTATTTTACCATTTGGTGTTTCACTCACAATTATAGCTTGTACCAATACTTCACCTTTAGCATTTAAAATCTGTATCGGGTCACCAAGTGTAATATCATACAAAAACTCAAATTTCTTATCATATCTGTTTATAGGTAATTCAAAATCAACCTCAACTCCCAAGGTATCAACTGTATCTCTCCACGTTAAATTACCTATAATGTCACTAATATCTTTATCTTTTATTATTACTTTATACATATCAACACCTACTTTTTAGGTTTTTTATTAGCATTAGCTTTAACCTTGTTCTTTATTTTGGTTTTCTTATCAATATTAGTTTTATCTTTAGTATTGGTGTTATTAGGTTTATTTGCTTCAACAGGAGCAGTTGTTTTGTTAGGCGGTATTATATATTCAGTAATATCCAAAGTATATGGTACATCTCCAGCCCTATCTCTTAACGTATAACTAAAATTGTATCTACATAACATATTTAAGGTAACGCTAAATTTATCTATAATGATTACTCTTACAGGTAATTTTAAATCTCTATATTTTTCAAAAAACTTTATGTAATGTTTAGGCTCTCTGAAATTTAGAAAACTAACAAAACTATATAATTTACTAGGAAAAAAAGAGGAAAAAGAAAATCTCCTTAACCCCTTTCCTCCAATAAGATTTAATGTATTGCCATCAATCGTTACAAAATCCTCATCTGTAGTCTCACAAGTTATAGGCTCTATGTTTTGTACCACAGGGATATTTATGACTTCTATTTGACCCTCATTCTCTCCAATAAATATTATTTTCATAATTATATCCTCCTACATATTTCCTAATGTAGACAATATCTTATTAGTTATATAATCTCCATATTTTTCCATATGTTCTCTTTCACCAATAATATTACCATCTATATTAATGTTTATAGTAATACCCTTTGTCGTTTTATTATTTATCGCTTTACCCTGTTCGTGAGATAAAATTTGTGTTCCAGCTGGTAGTATAGCTGTTTCATTTCTTCCACCCTCATTTATTCCAGTTACTCCGCCTTTAAAATAAGCAGTACCTAGTGCGTGACGTGGATTTTTAACAGCTGATGTAGTTGTTCCACTCTTATTGCTTCCACCTATACTATCTGTTGTTTTTACCTCATTTATATTGACAGTCTTGTCTTCTATCTTAGTATTATTCCAAAACTTTAATTTATCTATCAATCCGCCAAAGGCTTTTTTTGCTGTTTCAATTGGGTGTAGTACCATATCTAATGCTTTCATTAAGCTATCCCAAGCTGATTGGAATACTCCAGTTATAAAATCTGTTACCTTATTAAAACCAGCTTTTAATCTATCTAATGCACTTATAACTCCGTCCCATACAGCAGTAAAAATACCACCTACAATAGCACAAACTCCTGATATAATATCTTTTACATAATTAAATGCACCAACTAAACCATTCCATATATATTCACCAAAACCTTTAATGGTATCCCAGTTTTCTGTAATCACTCTCTTAAAAAATAAGAATAAATTAATCATTGCACCAATAGGATTACCAAACTTAATTATATGTTTAAGCAATTTTCCTAATGGGTTGTTATCTAATTTAGCCCATAATTCTTGTACTTTAGTTTTAAATTTATCCCAATTTTTATAAAGAGCAACAATACCACCTATCAATGCACCAATAGCTAAAACAACAAGTCCGATAGGATTAGCATTTAAAAGGAAATTAGTTACAACCATAATTCCATTAAAAAGTAAAGTTTTAGCACTTGCTAACATTATTGCAGTTTTATACACTCCAAAAGCAACAGCAACACCAGTTATTATAGGTGCTATCCAATCCCAATTGTCTTTTATATCCTTAGCAATCCCTATAGCAAAACTTCCAGCTTTTTGTAATATATCCCAAACCTCATCTAAAGCAGGTTTTATCTTTTCAAACATCTTACCTAACAAGTCTTTTATTTGCACTATGTAAGGCTCAGCTTTAATCACCATAGCCTCAACTTTATCCGCTAAACTCAATATATAATCCTGAATAGCAGGTATTTTACTATGAAACCACTCAGCTAGATTACCAAGTTTTGGCATTAATTTCTTACCTAACTCAGCCTGCATATCTCCCCAAGCACCTTTCATTGCGACTATTTTACCCTCATCAGTTGCTCTAAGTGCTTTATTTGTTCCACCTATAGATTTCTCTAATTTTTTATTGATAAAATCGATTCTTTGTTCTGTTGACATTACTTTAAATAGTTTTTCTTCATTAGCAGTTAATACAACACCATATTTCTTTAAAGCGTTGACTTTTCCATTAATTGCTTTTCCATAAAGTTCTCCAATAGCGATGGCGTCTTCTTGTGTTCCATTTAAACCTTTATCAAAGGCAATCATATCGTCCAAAATAGGCATTGTCTTCTTAATTTGGTCTGCATTCATTTTAAATACAGCTAATCTACTTGCTCCAGCAACAGCAACATCATCTCCAACCACTCCAACGTCTTGTAAAGCACTAGCCTCATCTTTTAACATTTTAATATGCTCTTTACTTGCATTGGCTTGTTTCATTAAATTTGTTTCTAGCAGTTTATCTGCTTTTAATTTATCTTTTGCAGCGTCTATTGATTGTTTGAGAAATACTCCAACCGCCGCAGTCAATGCTCCAAAACCTATTGCAGTC